TTACATCGTGATGTAGTTGTTTAGCTTGGTAATGTAATCTGGCAGATCCTCTGCAATTAGCTTACCGTAATGTTTATAAATCATAGATGTATCACTGTGACCAAGCTGCTCTGCAATCCATTCTGGAGGAACTTGTCCAGACGTTAAAAGTTGGCTTGCGAATGTATGTCTGCCTTGGTTAATCCCACGTCTCCGCACCTTTGCCTTGTTTAAATGTTTATTCCAACGATAGCGCAGTTCATGATATTCAAAATGATTCGACCGTTCGTGGTTAATCCAGACAAAACGAACTTTTTCGGCTCTCCTGGTCTTATTATCACGCTGAAGTACTTCAATTGTTTTTGCTCGAGCATTACCTGTGATTTGATATTGTTTTTTGAGAGCCGTAATTGCCGGTTCAAGAAGTTTGATTTTCCTCTTTCTGCGTCGATTCTTGGTGACCCGATAAATTCCCCGGACATAAGATCTAGAAATTTGGATAGTACCCTTCTCTAAGTCAATATCTTCCCAAGCGATCGGGATCTGCTCCGACATCGAAAGGCCAGTCCAGAACAAACAAGGCAACAAATTTTGAATATCGAGATCCGTTTCAGTATTTAAGATCATTGCAATCTCAACTTTGCTAAATGGATCTGGTTCTGGCGTATCAACTTGGTGAATTACAATGTTTTCAAATGGGTTATAAGGCATTTGACGTTCATCGCGCCATATCGCATGGATCTGCGAAAAACGAGTAATAATTTCTCGTACGGTCTTATTGTTTAAGCTATCTTTTAAGTGCTCAATCCACTTTTTAAGCATGTTTGTATTTATATCTTTTGGGTTAATTTGGCCCCATTTTGGAATGATGTGATTGTAAACATGGCCCTTATAAGAATCATAAGTACTCGGTGCAACCTCTTTAATGGTTTGGCTCAAATAAAGCTGGGCATAGTAAGTAACCTGATTATTTTGTAAGTGTTTTGAGTTTGGAAAATGTTTGGCCAAGCTGAATTGCTCCAGCTGTATTTCTAATTTTATTAAGTTGGCCAGTTTCTCTGCTCTATCTTGATTCTCTGGAGTAAAGGCCCAGTCTAAAGTTTCTTTAATGGCTGGTTCTGTTGCGATCGGACGCATCCAAATTCGCATCGATTTACCACGGATTTCGAGTCCTGCAGACATAAGTAGACCTACATTTAAGTATCTTAAAATATTGACATATTTTATTTAAATAACTTTTTCATCGGAGGTGATTAAAAGGTGCTTAAAAGGTGTAGGATTTTATATTGCACAATAGTGAATCACTATGTCACTATACTCAACATTCGCTTCATGAAGTATAATTTTTTTATTATTTGGTGGAACTCATAAAAAATGTCTATAAAAGTTTACGACGTTGCATATGACAATGTAATTAAGAGCCATTTTGCAATTGGATCAACAAGTTATTCTTATGCTATAGATGAGTTATTTCATCTAATAGATAAATTAAAAATTCAAAGAAAATTATTAGAAAACAAAATTTATAAACGCTTAGAAAATGATTTAAAAGTTGGATGTATTATGCCTCCAATTACTGTTGCTTTTATTTCTGAAGAAAATCTTCAAAATCCACATGAAATTAAAAACTATATAAATCAAAATATAAAAAATGCGTTCATATTAGATGGCATACAGAGATTAAGTACCTTAAATAGAATTTCCAAAGAAATTCATCAGGATGTCCTGGACAGAGGTATTATTACTTTGAATATATTAATATGTCCATCAATGGATAATTTACTATATAGAATGATCACACTTAATAATGGTCAAAAACCGATGACTCCCAAACATCAAATTGAGATCTTAACTACAAACGACCCTATATTTAACAGCTTGGAAATGCGATTAACAACTGAAAGAGAAGGATACACAAAAGATACGATTAGCAGAGCTGACATTGTAAAAGCATATTTAGCATATATAAGCAATTCTACTAATATTGATAATAATAAAATTATTGAAAGTAAATTAGAAGAGTTAATAGCCGAAAATATAATGACATCATTTGATGATAAAGAAGTAGATTTCACGGATATTATAAAATTAATTTCATCATTTATTGATGATGATGATGAACTATTAAAATGGTTTAAAGTATCCAATAACTTAATAGGCTTCTGTGTTGGAATACGAAATTCATATAATGTTTTAGATGAGGAATCCATAGAAGGCTTTAAAGATAATATTAAAATATTTGATGAAGCTCTGAAAAGTTTTGACTCTTCTAAAATTAAAATTGGTATGTATAGAAGAAATGCTGTAAAAGAATTTATTTACAGTTATGATTTTTTACAAAATAAAAGTGTAAATGAAGTACTAGATTACATATCAAATAAAATTTAAAGTGGTTATGTAGAATGTTAGAAAAATTTGAAGCCAGAGAATGTTTTCAAAATATTCCTACTAATTTTCCACAAAACTTAGCTATTAATATAAGTCCTCATATAGCTACATCTTATGACCTTCTTTTAATAAGGTTATTATTAGGAAAATTAGATATTTATTGCAACAAATCTCAAAAAATAGTTAAACAAAGAATTAACTATTACAATTTACCATATAAAAAAGAAAGATTATCTACAAATTTAGGGACATATTTTGGTACTACTAATCTAATTTTATCTAACTCTATCAGAGCTGGTATTAACAGAAACTTCTACAAAGAAATTTTTTTTGAATTTTCAAACTACTTTACATGTATGAAAAACAAAAATTTTGTTAATGGTTTTGTCCACTTATATAGAATACTTGAAAGAATTTCTTATGCACTTCCATTAATATGGGCTTCAAAATCTAAAGACTTTTATGGAACATTTAGCAAATTAAAAGAGTTTTTCCAAAATAAAGATACAAAAGAATTAGGGGGGTTAAAATTATTTATAAAAGGATTTGTAGATCCATATTTGGCCATAACTACGGATTTTAATATTATATCCATAAATCAAGATTGGCAAAAAGAATATTTTATGTCAATCAAAAATGCAGCGACCAAAGCTCAAGGCTCTAACACTCCATTAATTGAAACACCATTTAACCGCATTTCCATTAAAAATGAAGACATCATTGGATTTATAATTGAAATACGGAATAAGTATTTTCATGCTCTAACAGGTGCAAATGCAAGTTTCACTTCTAAAAATATAATGTGCACTGATGAATTTTTTGAAATCATCAATGAACCTTGTATTAATTGGTTAGCATTTCTTATTATGGAAGTAATAAAAATTGATTTAACACTTTAATATCCTATTTAGGAGATTTTATTTTTTTAACTAAATAGTCTTTAATGGCTGAATATTATAGTATTACAGCCATTCGTTTAATTTCCAAACTATATACTTTATATGGGGAATCAATCCCGTTGTGAAGCTGGTTTTTCAAAGATCCAACATCGTTTTGTTGAATTGGTAATTTTGCTCTGTATGGCTTTATTGGCTTCAATGAAGCGATAATGCAGGCTATGGCGCAGTGCATTTTGAAGATCATTTACATCAGGTAATGCATATCGATAATCCGCTGCGACCTTGTATAAATGGGCAAAATTGATGGCGATAATGTCTGTCTTAGCAGAGTGGTTTACGACCGTATCGTGGTTTTCCATTTTTCTAATTGAATCTTCCATTTCTTCGATCGTGTTCCAGAAGTTCTGAACAATAACTGGATCTGATTTGAGGACCTTGTCACGGCTCTGAGCCATCTTGATAAATTCTTCAGTCACCTGTTTTTGTACTTGTGGTGGCACTTCAATTACATGACGACACATCGCATCAAATAGAGACATAAGCTGCGCGTGGTTATGAACAATACGAGAGCTTTGAATGTTGTATTGTTCCTGGTGCAGCATCGCATCATATTTTTCATAGCCAATATTGAAGGCTTCTAAAATGTCTTTTTCTTTGCTTAAACATTGCAAAAGAAACTGGCTAACGTTCTCTGGTTCGTACTTTGATAAGTTACGTGATGCATAAAGGCTTGTTTTGCTTAGTTGATCTTTAAAGAATTTAACATGAACAATACGACCCATGATTGCTTCTGAAGCTAGTACTTCAGCATTCTGGCTAATAATTAACGTGCCCATAAATAATGGTTCGTATGTTGTATTACCTCCTGATTTCACACCCATTGCACCTAGTGACCCACCGTCATACATGGTTTTGCACATATCCCAGTTGAACTGCTTTGATGCATTTTCCCCTTGGCGATCTGACTCAATGAATACGACAGGGAGGTTAGATACTTGGCGTAAAGTACGGATTAAACCTGCTTTGGATGTTTTAGTAGGATCTAGACCTTCATAGTTCACACGGCCAAACAGTTTCCATAGAAATTGGATTAAGGTTGATTTACCTGTGCCGGGTTCACCTACTAGCTCCAAGAATGGAAAAGACTTGTGAGTCTTACGAATCTGTTGTGCATATAAACCACCAAAAAAGGCTGTTAAACCGATTAAGCCTTTAACGCCATAGGCATCAATGAGATCTTTAACCCAAGTTTGTTGATACTCTTCTTGGTTCTTGTTTATTTCCAATACAAATGGCGCATTGCACTTTAAGTTTGTATGGCGTGGAAGCTCAAAATAATCTTCCTTATTGATTACGAATTGTTTACCTGATTGATAAGCCAAATCGCCTAAAACATAGGTTTTTTGCTCTAAGTGATAGCCGACATAATCGATTAGCTGAACACGTTTAATATCCTTGAGCTCACGTTTTAGGAATGTAAGCAGCTGCTTACTGTTACCTTCATAAAAAACACCAGGTGCAACATGTAGAAGACGCTTGCCAAACTCTGGAGCTGAAGAAATGTGGGAAGGGCTAAATGTGTTTTTAATCGTCTTCGCACCACGTGGGAAATCTATCTGAAAGTAATAATCTGCTTCATCAACTTCTTTCTGATATTGGTAGTAAAGCCCGTGTGGTCTGCACTCCATCATAATTTCGACATCTGCCGCATGTTCAATGGCTTTTTCACGACGTTCAGCAGTAGCTTTGTCTTTTTCTTCTTGTGCCCAGTCTTCATTGTTATTTGGTTCGAAACTAATGTCTTTTAAGTAGTCATCATATTTATCCATATTCAACTTGAACCAATAAACGCAGTTATTGAAATCGAACGGAAATGACTTGGTACCATAACGCTTGTAGATAAGTATGCCTTTATCCACAGGTTTCTCTGCGATTAATAAAGAACCGTAATATTTATATGTTTCTATGTCTGAAAACTTGAGACGATCTTGTTTATAAAGGTCATTCCAGTCTATTTTTTTACGCCCACCAGGAGGAAGTGCAGCTTCTGATTCAAAGCCGAGTTCTTCTGCTAAAGCTATATTTTTTCTTATACCTTCATGGCCAGCGTTGTCGTTATCGTATGCCCACACTAGCTTTGGTAAAGAAAGCTCTTGTTCGGCACATTTCATTGCAATGTGATTAAGTAAAATTTTTGGGAAATTGCCAGCTGATAATGCTGAAAAACTGGTAATGCCCGATAACCAAAGAGCGATCGTGTCGAAGATCCCTTCAGTGATCCAGATCTCTTTAGACTCGATATAATTTGTGTTTGGAGTCATCCAAGCATGACCTGCCGATAACCAGTCTTCTTTAAAGGTAGTTTTAGGCAAAACGCCTTGTTCATCTAGAACACGCTGCCACCAACCTATGTTCTCTTTGTCATCGGTTATTGGAAATCTTAACGTAACAGAAGTGGTTTTCTTTGGCTTATAACGCGTGATGCTTTCTTGCGTGTATAGACCTTTAAGTTGCTCTAACGGAAAGCCACGGCCTTCAACTAAATAAGCATTTACAGTTTTGTTTGGATCTTCAGGTGTAGGTTCAAATCGTTTTTCCCATTTTTCAAATAACTCTGGGAATAAATCACGAATGTGGTTTTCGCTACCACATTCGTTTTTACGTGGGCAGAAAACTACCCACGGTTCCTCAGGATATACCCAAGCTGATGCTTCCTTATGGTTGCAGTCTGGGCATCTACCACGCAATTTATTGTTGCCTTTTACTTTGAAGCCGTAGATATCTTGCAACTTCTCTACTACTAAAGCTTTGGTTTCTGGAAACATCATTTTCAATAAACTGCCTTAAAATAAATGCCGATTTTTCTTTCTAAGTTCCTGCCCTGCTAATTTTCCAAGTAGTTCTTGGATCCTTTGTCTGGCAAGGTACTCAATGGTTTCTTCAATGGTTTCATGACCTAAAGATTTTTGTACTTCCTGTACAATTTCCTTCTCTTTATCCGTAAGAGCTATTTCCTGTGTTGGCATCAATTCAGCTCCTTGAAAGGTGATCTGATGCGCCTTTGTTTAAGTAGTTCTCTAAGCTAAAGTTATCTTGAATGTCTTCTGCGATTAGCAAAGCTAAAGCTTGTTTCATCACAAGCTGACGCATGATTACGCCAGGATTAATACCTGTAAGCCGTGAGACAACTTTAAAAAGATCAGATTCATCATCAGTTAGGTTGACGTTGTAACGGTTATCCCGTTTTTGCTTCATTAGACTCATTGGTATTAGTTCTCCTTAGTTGCAGTTTGCTTTTTACCTAGGTAGTAGTTTTGGGAAATAATGCTTGAACGGCTCATTCCTGCTTCTTCAGCATTTTTATCAATTTCTTGGACTTCTTCTTTTGGTAGATAAACGATGCACCGAACACGTCCACCGGTGATCTTTTTAGACCGAGGACGATTTAGAGGTGAAATATTTGTACTCATACTTTATCCTAGCGGGCATAGTGATTTGCTATGACTCACTATAGCACAAATATTTAATCCTTCAATTCAAAAAGGGAATATTTTTATGCCTAATCTCGACCCTAATATTGGGATAGAAATTGGAAAGCGATTCAATGAAGAACTCGAAAAAAAGAATTTAAAAGCTAAACCGTTGTCCCGTGTGATTGGTGCGAGTGACAACACTTTGGGTGTGTATGTCCGTGGAAAAATTCCTGATCAATGGTCTTATTTACATAATCTACATAAGCAAGGTGTAGATATTCGATATGTAATTCTTGGAATTGATCCTGATTATGCTGGACTTACTAGTGAAGAAAGCTTGCTTTTAAAAGCCTATAGACAGCTCAGCTCTGAAGCTCAACAAGCATTGCTTGGGTTAAGTAAAGTGATGGCAAAAGATTTAGAAAAAAATAATTAAATATGAGAAAAGCCTCCATATTGGAGGCTTTAATTGATTTTATCGAATAATTGTTGTTTTTTTAGGCAAAATGGAATATCAATTTAGTATAGTAATATTACTTTAAAACCAAAATAAACATATACCTATACAACAAGGAAGAAAACTATGAAAATCTCAAAACTAGCTATAGTTCTTTCACTATTATTAACAAGTAGTATCTCAAATGCTGACTTATTTGGATACTCTGGGAATAATCCAACAACAAATCCTAAAGGTGAGATAGTAGCCACCAAATTAGATAATCCTTTTGCTGGTTTTCTGATACTAGATGGTACTATTTATAATCCTGATAATATTTCAAATTTTCCAGGCAGCGTAATTGTTATTTATGAAGACTCTAATGGTAAGACCAAAGGATATCCCTATATTGATCGTATTCTTAAAGATGGTATAAGTAATCCAAAAATAAGATTATCTGATCTAAAATATGATACTTACCTATTAGATACCAAGGATGCAATTAATATGGGAATCCCTGCTATAGGAGTTGAATATGAAAAAAATTCAAAAGTAGAATATAAGTTTTTTAAAAGTGCAGATAGTTCTATCAGTATTGATGATCTTGATAAAAAGAAATTTAGTGAATTAGCGAAGGCAGCAAAAGCAGAGTTTGAAAATAAAAAAGACGTAAAATTTAAATCAGTTGCAGTGATTCTTGAAGCAGCTATTTTAACAACGTCATTTTCAATGCTGAAAGGTACAAAAGCTAATTCAAAAATTACTGGGCCTGGTTGGCAAGTTGGTGGATTGTTTTATTCTTCTCAAGAAAAGTCGAAAAGCAGAACACAAGTTGGCGTTATTACAGCGAATTACACCCCATCTCTTTCTGATACTATAATTAAAACTCTACCACCTGTTATTCCAACTTTATCACTAGAAGGTAAACAAGGTATAAGAGTTGGAAATACAGATAAAAGCTCTACTGAAACAAAGTTTAGTAATATTATGCGATTTGAATAATTTAAAAAGCCTCCATTTGGAGGCTTTTTATTTACTCAGTGCCTTCAACATATTGCTGAACAATTTCTAGCCTCTGCTCTAAATCCATTAACTTATAAATCAGATCATTTCTTTTATAAATTACATCTCTATTTTCAGACCCAGTTTCCAATGAATTACGCCAAATGCGTATAGCACTTAAAGCCATGTCTAAGTTCAATTCTGCATCTTTATCTAAAAGTTCCATATTTACCCCATTAGCAATTTGATTTAATTGAAATTGCCAAACCCGTACCTCTGTGTTGTTCCAGATCGGGCTGCTAATGGTGAGTTCTCCATTAAACTTAGGATAAATAAGATCTTTTAGCGACGAATTTAATAACTTTATATCGATTTTTTTGAATGAACGATCAGTTTTTGACAGTTCTTCAATCAAATCATTAATTTGATCAGGGGAAATTGATAAGAATCCCTTATCAGTCTGGTGGTTAAAAAGGATTTGACTGCTGGTCACACTATCTATGAGCAAAAATAATTGTTCGCACAGCAAACGGCTTTTTTCATTGGTTGCTTGAACCCGTGGTGCAATGGGCACATAGGGAATAATATTTTCGTTCATCATCATTCCCCTTAGCGACCGACATCAATCATGGTAGGTTGGCTACTTGTAAATATCCAACAACGAATCGTTTTACGTTCCAACCTGCTCTGAATTGCAATATTGTGTTCCAAATACTTAGGATATGGCGGTTTACTGTGAGGTAAAGTCTGAATTAGATCTGGGCGTTTAAACAGATTGGGGAATAGATCTAGAACTTGTGTGAGGTTAATCGCAATTTGATCGGTACGATTGCTGTGATTAAAGTTGTGAATGCCATGTGTGTACATACTTGACCAAAATGACTCAAGTGAACTCGCAACATTTGGTGCAATCTGATCATTTTCGCCCAAACTTAAGCAACTAATCGGAAGATGTTCACGAACAATACGCCCTCCTCTAAACCAAATCACCTCGGCAATATCATCAAAAATATTATTTACAGTTAGGTTAGGGCTACCTGAGCGTAACTGAACTACCGATCCAACTTGTATTGTTTGCAATTGATTTCGCTGTTTTAAGAGCAGCTCTGCCATTTGGTTAAAAGCCTTTATGTAGGCTTCTTTGATCTGAGCTGCTTTTGCACCTGTAAAACCCATCGCAAGGAAAATAAAGCCGTCTTTGGTCATCTCATACATTGGACGGGATTTTCCTTGCTCATCTAAATAATCAGCCGACGCAAAATTGCGTTCGCTAAACTCAGTTGAGCAGTCAATATTTTTTATTGCACGAATAATGTCACTGTGACGCTTTCCAAATACTTCGGCAACTTTAAGACTGTCAGTTTTGATTTGATCATTTTGAATGAATACAGCATTTTGTAATTCGAGTGTCGTCATGAGATTACTTCCCCAAAAAAAAGAAAGAGAATGTAAACGCGACCATACAAATAAATGCAGATCCTTCATAGAGGTTTTTGAGAAAGTTAGAACGTTTGATTTGCTTCTGGCGTTTTAAAAACGCTTCTAAATCATGGATAGGCGTGTGTTCGATGATTTGAATAGATTTTTTCATGGTGAATACTCTAGTAAGTTCTTTGCAAACCTACCGCCATTCTTTCCACGGAATGGTGGCAGACCGAACAGGGGTGGAAATACCGTACTAGAGAACGGCCAGCTAAAAGCTGCCCTGCCCGATCTACCATAACAAGTATAGCCGATTAGACATTTTAGGCAAAAAAAAGCCGCTTCAGAGCGGATATTTTCTGCCCTCTAGTACAATTTACAGGTTTCCACGCCTGTACGCAGATTTTGCTGCGTTTTTCCATATTGCCGATAGTGAATCGTTATGTCAAGATACCATTTTGCTATTTTTAAATAATTCCTAGGTTATTAGCCACTTATGCAAGATCAACAAAATAATGAATCTTTAGAAATTAAAAATCATCAAGTACTTCAGGTTTTCAAATATTCATTTTTAAAAGACTTTAACTTTTTTAAAAGTAATTTACCCTTATTTATTATTCTTCCATCAATCTTAGGTGGAATATGGCAAATACTTGAACTATCTTCTATTGATCTATCCTATATTAGATTCTTTTCAATTAATCAAATAGTACCAGATGGTTTATTGGCATTATTCTTATTGTTTTGGTTTTTCGGACTTTATAACTTAATAAGATTCTTACCATATCCTAAACTTGACTTCGATAATGACGAATTTAAAGAAACTTCTTTTATTTCAATCGTTTTTTTCAATTTCATTCCCTTAATGGCAATTATTTTAGCTTATAACTATATTTATAAATTCAACTATAATTCATTTTTTTCAATATTAATTAACTCATTCCTACTTGCTGTTATAGTTTTTATAATCTTAGGAATAATTAAACAGATAGATGCATATATATCTCATAAAAATAATTTTATAAAAAAAGTCTTTTTGCATTACGATTTTAGAAAGATCATGTTTATAATATTTGTTATTTTCCTATCCCTTCCTGCTTTTCAGATGGTAAAAGCGGCTAGAGAATTAGTAAGCATACCAACAAACTTGAATAACTTTAACAAGGCTACAAATAAGCTATCTAAAGAATATAAGCTAAATTCACATCCCAAATTATTATATTTCAGCAAAGATTATTTATTTTACGAAATAAAAATTGGAAATAAAAAAATGATTGAGATCGTAGAAACGAAAAATTTATTTTCTGATGATTCAAAAAAATCAAAAGATGAGTAAGGTTTGATGCTCCACTTATCGAAATCCTTAGACGACCTTCAAAATGACTTAGACATTATGCGACCTTAGCGTTATATTCTTGTAAAATAGTGAATCGTTATGTAAATATACTTAAACTTTTATTAACTATATTTTGTTTACGTAAAAAATAAGAGGGTATGACATGTTAAAGATTTTAAAGTGGATTGCGATAATTATCATTGTTTTAGTTGTGCTAGGCGTTATTTTTGGCAAAGATGATAAGACACAACCAGCTTCTAGTTCTGCTGAACCAACTGCTCCAGCTGAGCCACCAATCGAAGTTACTGCAAATGAATTATTGAATGCTTATAAAAATAATGAAGTTGCTGCAAACCAACAATTTAAGGGTAAAACTCTATTAGTTTCAGCTACAGTAAGCTCAATTGATGCTGGTATCTCAGATGAACCTTACCTCACTTTAAAAGCTGGTGGCGAATATGAGTTTAACCAACCACAAGCTCATTTAGCTGATGCTGAGCAAAACAAAGCTGCTAGCTTGAGCAAAGGCCAAAAGATCAAATTATTGTGTACAGGTAATAGTGAGATTGCTGGTACTCCAATGCTAGATAACTGTTCAATTCAATAAGTTAATATTTCTTAATCAACCGTCTAAAACTAGCTTTTAGACGGTTTTGTTTTGTGAGAAAAAAATGTCTTCTAAAAAATATCCCAATTCAAAGAAAAAAAAATCTAGTGATTGGAAAGGCTTTATTTATTGTTTCTTATTAATTATCTCAGTTTTTGGAATGTGGGTAGGCTTTCCCTATGCATTACCGCATCTCCATACCATAACTAACACTGCAACATATGGAACTTTTGGTGATTCATTTGGTGCATTAAATACATTATTTAGTGGCCTTGCATTTGCAACACTAATTATTACCTTGATTTTACAGAGCAAAGAGTTGCAATTACAAAGAAAGGCTGTTCAAGACCAACAGTTAGAAATTGAGAAAAGTAATGATATAGCTGAACAACAAGTGCTGATTACAGAACAACAAGCAGAACTTTTAGAAAAACAGATTAAAGAAGCTCAGGTTCAGAATTTCTTCAATATACTTTTTCCATTACTTAATAGAAAAAAAACTTACTATGAAGATGCTGATAGTTTACCTATTTTTGGCTCTTCTTCTGCATTGGAACATTTAAAGGAAAACGGTACTTTTAAGAAATTACATTATGGTGCAACAACTACATATGATAAGTTTATGAAATTTCATGGGGATGAAAATCTTCACAAAGATGAAATTCTAAAAACTTTAAAAAACATGATCCTTAATATTTCTCCTTATATTATCCCTTATAGTCATTTGAGAGCATCTCAATATAAAGAATATTTCTTATATATCATTAATTTTATTGAAAACTTTAAAGGTATTAATAATGAAGATAGAGAAGTGGCTATGTCTATTTTTCTTTCAGATTATTCTAAAATAGAACTATACGCCATTTCTCTATTAACACTTGAAGATGATGTACTTATGGAAAAAGTTATTAAGCACAAAGTTTTTAATTCATTTATAGAGGACGATGTTGGAAAATCGGTTTTTAGCTTATTATTCTCAGAATAAAAAAAAGCCGCAAAGCGGCTTTTTTATCGAATTGGCATCTGTTCTTAATCTTATTTATAATTCTCAAAAGAGGAAATTTTATGCAAGTCATGATTAGGGTTTTAGAAGCTAGAAAAATAGAGCACGGTTGTAATTTGCTTGCTGAAATAAATAAGAAAGGTGAAGTCACCAATCTGTATGATTACAATGGGAATGAATTAAAAATAAATTTCTTACGCAATGAGGTTTATTTTAATAAGATTTGGTGGACGTTCCCCTCTAAAGTAGAAAACTTTTAATTAAAATCTAAGCTATCTTCATTATGTTTTTCTCTATATCCAGCCAGCCACATTTGCGGTGCTTCTGCCCAACTTCTTAGCCCATACGGTTCTTGAATACCACAATAGGCGTTCATGAATCTTTCATGCCACCAAATATACATCCCCTTTCCACGTCTTATAAAAGGAGGATTCATATCATCACGGACGTTCTTAAAAAATAGTTCAAATAGTTCTTCAGGATGCATATTTACCTCCTACTCTGCCAAATCCCAAGTGCACAAATACTTGGTTTTAAAATTCAGTGAAAGAAATGCATAAGACATTGCATCTGCTATATCACTAAACTTTTTAACAGCACTTTTAGTTGCCTCCAGCATTGAAGCTTTCCATTCCTCAAATGATGGCCATTCATATTTTGAAATTTTTAGTTTTGGGATAGGTCGTGGTTTAAAAGATTTTTTATATTGTGAAAATGACTGATAGCAAGCTTTACGCAATTTTCTATCTGAAACTTTTTTTATATTTTTAGGGTTAAAACAAAAATTTTTAGAATAATCCCACTGGAGCATTGGCAATCTAGCAGAGCATAATCCAATAAAATTAATAGTGGTTCGACCACATGCCCTGCCTTTAATAATAATATTTGTCTTTAAAATCGCTGAAATAATCGGATTTAAATAATTATTCTGAAGCATGATCTTGCTCCATTCTATCGTCATTAGCGGCCTTTATTTGCAGTAGCGTTGGTATATGTATTTTAGGATCTGGTGAAGCACTGGGTGAAATAGTGTGAGTGATTTCGATATGTCCCCCACAAGTGAAACCACAAAATAAATTAGGGCATATGAGCCAAACATCTTTAAGTAGTGGATGTCTTTGTTCACTCGATCTGATCTTCAAGTTGGTACTTTTACAATGTGGGCAATTTATTTGTGGACGGGAATTGTTCTTGTTAATTTTGTTGTAGTTATCGGGTGAAATCATTCGGCACATCCTAAGAACATATTTATATATATTTTAAATTAAAAGAACAAATATTTGTTCTTTTTCTATATTTTTTATAGTATTTAGTTGGTTTTTCTAATGCAGAAAAATATATGCAAAATTTAAAATGCCAATGTTGTTTTAAATTATTGGCTAAAACTAAGGGATTTGATCACTTTGAGATTAAATGCCCTCGCTGTAAGACATTAAATACATTCCAGAGCACCCAGAGTGCCTTACCTGAATGCCCAGAGCATCAAACACAATCAGGTAAGATTCATGACACAAAACCTCTCACCACAATACAATCCTAGTGGCCATAGTTTCAGTGGTTGGCTCGGCGGTAAATCACAACTGGCCAGAACCATTATTGATATGCTTCCAGAACATAAAACATATGTTGAAGTTTTCGGAGGAGCTGGCTGGGTTCTTTTTAAAAAGACTCCTTCAAATGTTGAAGTTATTAATGACATTAATGATGATCTGATTAACTTATATCGGATTTTAAAATTTCACTTTGATGCATTTTTGGCTGAATTTGAATTGATGTTATTTTCACGGACCCAATTTGACGATTTTAAACGTGATCAATCTGGTCTCACTGATATTCAACGTGCAGTTAAATTTTATTATTTACTACGCTCTGCCTTTGGTTGCCAACTAGATGGCACTTTCACCTATTCTAAAGATAGAACTAACCGCATGCGCCTGGGCGAACGTCTACGTGAACATCTGCTTTCTATCCATGAACGTTTGCAAAATGTAGTCATTGAAAATCGGTCTTATGACTATGTCATTAATCGGATGGATAGCCCTGACACCTTGTTTTATCTGGATCCACCCTATTGGGATTGCGAAAATGTTTATGGTAAAGGCATTTGGTCTAAAGAGGATTTTTATACTTTAAAAGACAAGCTAGATAAGATTAAAGGGAAGTTCATTTTAAGCTTAAACGATGTGCCTGAAGTGAGAGAACTCTTTAAGGACTATCAAATGACACATCGTAAAATCCGTTGGTCTGTGAACTCTAAAGCAGCTCATGAAGATCACAACGGCAATGAGTTGATCATTTATAACTTTTGATCTGTTTTGACTTGCTCAAGCATATCTTTTTTAGCATTAAGGCGCGGTAATTCGCGCTTTAATCGCTTCTCGGCAGCAGCTTTGCTATGAAAGACGCGATCAATCACTTTTGGATTAGATTGATCACCTAAAGTTACCCACTGACGTGGGGTTTTATTCTTTCCGACCGTGTATTGAGTTTTCAAGCCAGTATAAGGTTTCTGATCTAGTTCGTTATGCGCTGTAAATTTACCTGTTTCAAGGTCTAATAACGCGTATTCACGATCAAGCCGCTGCTGCGCTCCAGCTTTAGTAAGATAAAGGTAAGAGAAGTGTTTAGGGTTTGCTTGATCCCCTTTTGTAAGCTTAACGGCCTTGTCTCCCTCTTGATAATAAACAACGACTCCAGTCCATTTTTTATCTTTTTCTGAGACAAATTGGTCTTCGAATAATTCTGAAACATCGTCTGCATCTGGGAAAAAAACTTCAAGCTGAAGATCAGTTGTATATCCACCAGAGCTGTCTAACGTATCGGTGATGGTTGTTCCAAGCCAATAAATTTCGTCAATTTGTTCTTTGATCCCAATAAATAAAAAAGTCTGTTCCGGGACAAGATCTGGAATACCTTTGGCCAGCTTATAACTGAGTGTTTCGGCTGTTCGTTTAAAGTGGTTAAGTTTGGCTCTTGCAGCTAAAGTTGCAGTTTGTTTATCACGATGAATATGACGTAGTTCTTTTATATTTTCGTTTGATTGATCGCCGACAATGACTTCAAGTTTTTTGGCCATCTTCTCATCATAATAAAAAGCACGAATTGCAGTGACTTCTTCACCTCCATCACTATAGCTATAACGATGTTCATCGCCCATTGTCCTGGTCAAAAGGTAAGTTGGTAGATCTTGGCCAGAAATGGTCTGACTCTGGCCTTTTGGCATAAAGAGTAAGGTACCGTTTTTGATGGTTGCTATAGCATCATGCTCATCTGCTAAACGAGTCAGTAAATTTGCGTCTGATTCATTTTGATCGATATGAATAATTTTATGTTTGGCCAGTTCTTCAGATACTTGGTCATTAAGATCATGTTCGATTGCAATCTTTCTAATCAGATCACCCAAAGTAATATCATCAAAGCTACGTTCCTTTTTTTGCTTTAATGATTTTTTCATATCTGCGCTGGTCGCACGGATCCGAAGTGTATCTGGTGCTCCGCCATGCTCAACTTCTTTAACGATGTAGCTACCTTTATAAACAAGTCCAGAATGCTGCCAACCAAGCCATGCTTGTATGACTGCACCCTTACTTGGTATTTCAAGTAAACCATCATGATCGGACAGCGTTAAATCAAGCGTATCAACCTCAAAACCACGTTTGTTTTCAATACGCATTTGCCCTAAGCGATTGTTGACCTTTGATGAGATATCCACGCCATCTACAGCAAGCCTATAAATAGGAACAGAATTCGCCTGCAGAACATCATCAACAACTGAATTTAATGCGGAAATAACGGTCATAATAAGCCTATCAATTTGCCTGCAGCATTACCGATTAGAGTTCCTGGTTTCTTTCCTTGCGTCAGTTTTAAACTAAACTCAATTTTTCGAGGGGTGCCATCTTCAAAAAAATAAGTTTGTGTTTCTTGCAAATCATCAATGTGATAAAGCCCAAAAACTTTACCTGTTCCTGCAATAAGCGGAAAATCTTTACCTGTATCACCCATGGTACGTAAAGCTGTGATACTCATCTGAGAGCCGAACTCCGGCACAATACTTCCTTCTAAAGAAATGGTATCTTCCCCTCTACCAACAAACTGATAGGCTGGCATATCGCCAACCCGTGAATTACTTGGATGCCGCCAATTAGTACTACGCTGTAACTGCTGGTAAACCGTAGTCGGGATGCTAAACGGGAACATGCCCAATATCATCATCATATGATTTACTCCTGATCTGCCATGATTGTGCGTACACGTGACAATTTGTCGCGTTGTAAACGCATAACGACTTGTTCAATTTGACGTTCAAGATCCTGAACAAGTTGTCCTGGTGCAGCATGAATATGGATGGTGTATGTGTCTCCAGCCACAGCTAATGAAGACTGTCGGCTTGAGGTTAGGTTTGGTGCAGTCTGTATTTTTGAAATGACTGGAGCAGCAATATCAATCTGATCCATAACTGGTGATTGGGTTTTATTGGTGAACAAATTGAGAACTTGATTGTATTTGTTCTTTAACTCTGGAAATGCCTGAGTTAAACCCATCCCAATACCGCCAACAATATGCCCACCTAGACCAGCCATTACACGACTTGGACTACGGATAACCATTCTTTGTTTCAACCAATCGGGCATGTAATCTGCAACGGTATTCCAGATCTCTTTAAGTTTCGGAAAGTATGATTTGATACCATTGATCAAGCCATTGATAATATTTGCACCAAATGTTGAAAATTTTGTTGGTAACTCAAATCCGAACCAATTCATCACAGTTGCAAATGCAGAGTAGAACAGGCCAAGTGGTGACCAATTCAAAATAGTTGCAGAAATATTGCCAATACCACTTTGAAAGAACCCTTTAATCATGGTCCAAACTTTTTGGAAGTAAGGGCCAATAGTGTCCCAATTTTTGTAAATCAAATAAACGCCAAAAGCGACTGCAGTAATTAAAGCTAAAAGTGGATGTGCCATCGCTAAGCGCCCTAACCACATTAATGCAGATCCGACTCCAGTAATCGCTCCTCTTAATAATGAAAAAGGAGAAAGGAGAAGTCGGAATGCAAAACTTAATGCACTCCCTTGCACACCCAATGTCACCATCATGAGCCGCAGACTTAACATGCTTAAAATGAGTGGTGAGAAAACAAGAAGTAAACCTCCAATAGCGACTAAGCCTCCAGCTATCAACAGTAGGCCTGTACCTAGTGCTTTTGCCAAAGTCGGGTTCTGTTGCATCCACCCGGTAAAACCTTGCATCGCATTTGTTGCCATCACTAATGCTTGGGTATAGATCGGTAAAATAGTCTGGCCAAACTGTAAATATGCATCGTTAAGTTTTGCTCTTGCTTCTAATTCTTTACCAGATGTTGTGCCTTGAGCCTGTGTATTGAGCTGATCAATATTGAATGCACCTTCATTTAGTTTGGCATTTTTATGAATTTGGGCACGTTGCATATACATCTGAGAAAATAAGTTGGATGCAGTACGGTTACTGAAGATACTTCCGATCGCATCAATGACATCCCCTTCTTTTGTTATACCTCTGGCATTCAGTGCCGGCACTAAAACTTTTTCCATCCAAGCGAATTGATCTTTTTTAAAGAGATCTGCACCTTTGATTGCACCAATATCTAAATAAGATAAATCTCCGGTCTTGTTATGCTTAACTTTTGAATAGTCACCGATAAGACCAAATTTATCCAGATTTGCAGCTGCTCGCTGCGTGGTTCTACCCTGATATAAGTTTTGGTAAGCAGACATCATGGATGTACCCACACGGAAACCTCCCATTTCTTGCACCAAGGGTTCCATTTTGTAGTAAAAGGCTTTGTTATCCATGCCCTTTGCTGCAATACCACCTGTTTTAATGACGTTGAGCCATTCTTCAGCCTGCACACGTCCACCTGTAGCCGTGATGACTTGCTGAATGATATTGGCTTGTTCTGTAAATGATTCTTTACTTTTTAGGCCATTACGCATTTCTATGACTTTAAGCATATCCATGAATTTTTTTTCATTTTCTACACCGTGATCACCGTACATGGCTTCATTTGCAAATTTCATTTTGGCCAGTGTTGGAGCTACCCATTGAGCATGATGTACATCACCAAAAGCTGTGACACCATCACGGACCAGGGATAAGTTATCAAGCGTACTGGTACCAAAAGTTTTCATTGCCTTAGCGTATTGAATCGCTTCATCTGTGGCTTTTTTACCAAAGCCTAATGAGGCAATACGATTTTCTTCAACATCTACACGTTTGGATTCATCAAGTGGTTTACGCATTTGATATAAGGCAGCTGTACCAGTTGCAGCCATGCCAGCACCATACATAGCTGCAGTACGAACATTCCCCGACATATTGCTATGTGATTTTTGGATACGGTTCAGGTTTTCGAGCTTATTTTTTTGACTGTCGATCGATGTATTCGCGGCACTAATTTTTTCTTTTAATTCTTGCTGCTGTTCAGCAAAGTTTTTTGACTTTAGGCCAGCATTGTTTAGTTCATTTCTGAGCTCAATAAGACGTGGTCGACCTTCAGTCACAACCTTAGTCAATTGCTTAACTTGGGTTTCAGCTTTTTTTAACTCTTTTGTCAATTTTGCATCAGGATTAACTGCTAATTGCTCACGTAATGTCTGTACTATTTTTTTATTACGTTCTAGTTCAGTAGAGGCTTGTTTAACGTCCTCTTTGAGCTTTTTAAAAGAATCGAGTTGCTTTTGTTGGTCATTAAGTCGTTTTAATTCATCACGGGTATTTTTTAATGCTTTGGAAGCAGCATTGCTACTTCCAATCATTAACTTGAGAGCTGGGCTTAAACTATCTTTTGATCCAAATAGGACTTCAAGTTTTAAGGGTTTCATTCGGCATCATTTCCATTACGATCAATGGCTTTTTGATGCCATTGCATCAGCTGACTGAGTGACATATCTATAAATGCTTGGGGTGGCCAATGAAAGACCACCGCAATATTTGCTATTGCATCGTCTACTGTTGGCGTAATACTTGAACACGCGTCGATTTCGGTTGCAAAAAAAGTATGATAACTCCACCAATTTGAGCCAGATCAGCGGGTTCTAGCTGATTAATCTGAGATTTAGTTAACTCAGGAGTACAAATACGTGGAAGTACAGCACAAATTGCTGTTACATCCCCTTGTAAAAGATCTGCAATTTTTACACCCTGCAATGCTGGAACATTTGGTTTACGGATCTCTAATGATGAAATTTCTAAACTACCCATCATGAGTGGTTTTTCCAGATCTACTGTCTGAATGTCAGGGTTAATAGTTGCAGTGTTTTCTACTTGCTCTAAAGTTTTCATAGTGACGTTCCAAAAAATATATAAAAAAACCTCTGCTCACGGGGCATGAACAGAGGGATGGAAAGTTAAATTAAACCGATGTTGGCACGGTGCTTTTCGAGAATATCGACACCACCAACCTTTTCTTTAAGACCAGTAATGTCAATTTCAATCTCAACTACACCATCGATCGTGAGTTTGTAATAAGACCAAATTGTTTTTACAGTGATTTCAGTGTCATCACCTGCTTTAGCATTACCAAAATCAATTTCTTCATGACGGCCACGAACTACAATTTCGACAGCAGTAGTTTCACCTGTATCATCACGCTGATATGAACCAGCAAAACGTAAACCGATTGCTCCGACTGTAGCTGCACCGAACTGCCTTAAAACAAGTTTATCGATACCACCGAGTTTCCACGTCATTTCAATCGAATCATCGCTTAGACCTAAATCGACTTTGACGTTGCCATTCATACCACCGCCACGCCAGTTTTCGAATTTACGGCCTAGCTTTGGTAATGTGACTTCACCCGTTTGTCCCAGATATGAATTACCTTCGTTATATAGGTTTGAGAGTTTTAATTTGCTTGGTAGAGCCATGATCTAGTCCTTATCCTGCTGTTACACGCGAAGCAAAGTCGACCAGGTAACGGTCAGTGATACGCTGGCGTAATGCTAAGTTTTCAAGTGGTGGGACAGGTCCGTAGTCATAGTCGATATAGAACTTGCCTGACTTTATGAGTTCTTTGGTATTGATAACTGGATCTAACCAGCACTCACCACCAAGTAAATAATTGCTTAGAGTCATTTCACGCATTTTTGCGTTAATGCCTTCAATAATGTCTCTGGCCAGACCAGGTGTAAGAGGTAGGTCAACTGCCCACATGTGCCCTTCAGCCATGGTATCTGCAAGGATTTGCGCAGTACGCGTGTAGTTCTCAAATGCAAATAAAGGATCATCAGAACAAGTTCGTGAACCCCAGAAACGGAAGCCATCACGCTGGATAAGCGTGGTAATGTCATTCTGGTTCAGATAGCCAGCATCTGTATCAGGATCTTGCAACTGCCAATACACATCTTTACTAATGCCCGTCACACCATTAACTGCAACGTTAGAAAGTGTTTTATGCCACCCTGTCTCATTATCAATTTTTGCTCGGAGGCCAAGTGCTCGAGCAGTCGCTTCAAAAGTGGTGGTTGCGTTGGTCGCTGTATCCCAACCTAAGAAATCTGGCCAAATAACCATTGCTTCACGTGCACCAAAAGTTTGACGGTACGCTTGGGCTTCTTCCTTAGTTTGGCAACCATTTGCTGAGATGTAAGCGAATCCACGTAGCTTTTGTGCCAATGCGACCAAGGCAACTGATACAGCAGATGTATCAAGACCAGGAATGCCTAAAATCCGTGGTTTCACTCCAAGCTGTGCTTCAGCTGCAAGCAAGGCTTTCATACCAGTGTATTTACCATTGACCGAACCACCGATAATTTCAGAAGTCTGTTCAGCAGCATCAGTTTTTTGTTCTACACGCACGACTACAGTGGCTGGATTGGTTTGATCTGCAATTGCTTGAAGTGAACGTGCCAACGTACCCTGATCCCCTGCTTTATCTAAAGCAGCTTGTACATTGGTCAATAGCACTGGTGTATTTAAAGGAAATTTTGTTGCATCTGCGTCAGATGCGGTACAGACCATACCAATCACTGAGCTGGATACTGTACGAATGGGACGAGTGCCATCATTGAGTTCTAAAACTCTGACACCGTGGTGATAATCTAGAGCCATAAAAATAGCCTGTATTCTGGTTGGTTTTCAGATCACAGGCTTACAAATTGGCGTTTTTAAGTCATGTTTTAAGGTTTGTATATGAGTTATATACAAATGCTCTTAATTATTGATTAAAGCTACTACATCAGGGTTACTCTGTAAAAACTCTGCTAACTTCTGCTCTGGAGAGATTGGCTCTGGTACTTTGGGCTTCGGAATTAAATCCCAACCTTTACCATTGAACCTTGGCCATTTATCTTCTGGCCAATCTTCAGGCGGTGAAGTTTCAGTACTGTTCCCCGGCATTAAAAAAACACCAGGTTCAAGCGGAGATTCATCTGCAGCAGTTTTACAAATATAAAGGCCAGCCTGATTGTACTGGTAAACTATTTTCTCGTTCATAATGTCCTCAATCAATATTTAATACAGCAGAGCCAAGCAACGTTACGTGGACGTGTTTCGTCTCCAATCACCCCTGATGGATTTGGCTGTGCATCTCCCACATCAGAACCATCATTTGTATAGTAATAGCGGTTATCCCAATCAGTACCACCATTCGAACCTAGCTTACCGAGACTTGGGGATGCACCAAATGGCCAAATAATTGTTGGATCAGCTTCCCCCAGAGAAAGATGTTTATGCTTCTGCACTTGCTGACTTTGTCGACTACCGATAACACGACCAACATCAATGCCTCGGCCATCATCTAAACCGCGAACAAATTCTGCGCGACCGTCTGGCACGTTAAAAGTTGTTACCCCATCTCCAGCGCCATACATCGTTCCAATAGCAGCAAATAAATCTGCGTATACAGTTCTTGAAACAGCTGCAAAATTTGCCTTTAAAAAACCTGTAGGTGCTTTATTCATAGCAAAGTAAACGATTGCTCCAGCTGGTAGGCCATTAGCTTTGGCTTCTTCTTTACTGTACACATTCAAATTTTGACGGGCTAAAACCTTATTGGGAACATCTGCTAGATTTTTATCTTTGGCCAAAGGATAAGGTGCAGATCCAAGCGGATCATTTTGTACACCTAATATTTTGGTACCAGCTGGATATGACTTACCTAATATTGATTCAGTCGCACCATTTGCCGTCCAGCCATCTGCACCAGTTGCTTGATGTAAGCGTATGCCATTGATGTAAACAGCTAAACCATTAGTTGTAACTGTTGACCAGGTCACATGGGTTTGATCGGCTGCCAATACTTGCTGCTCTTCAATTGAATCAACAAAAATATTAACTTCAGATGCATTTCCCCACTCTACATCCCCATCATTATTTGATTTCTTTTTTAAAACTTGGCCAGTGGTACCACCAGGTAAAAGCTTGGCAGTGTTAATTGTATTAATGATCCAGCTATGTGTAGCAATCACGACATTTGGATCAATTTTTAATTCAACACTTTCAGCATTTTTTACAAAAAAAGGAATACGGAAAACCGTATCATTTGTAATACCATCTTGTGCAACTGGTTTTGTGATATCAGGTAAATTACCAACAGCAAATAAATTACCGTTACTATCAAAAATACCGATCTCACGTATAACGAAACTGCCAATAGCAGCAGGAATAATCAGTTCAGCAGTAAATTTCAAATCATTTTCTGGATCAGGATAAACACGGTTTACTACCGCTCTAAATCGTTCACGAACTAAAGCTGTCATGTCTAGACTTAATTGAATAGGTTGGCCACCGCCATCACCCACAGCCATATGTGTGAGACGAATTTGAGTAGCAGTTGACTCAGCCTGAGCAAGTAGCTGTAAACCTAATGTTGTATGAATAGTTTTATATTTCATTTGTTCACACCTGCTAATTAATGAATAGAGTATTTCTCAAATTTTCGTAAATTAATTTATTACCTAAATCATTTGGGTGTAACAAATCAGGTGAAGTAAATATCGGTTGGTTTTCAATCATAGCTGTTGATGTATATTTGTAATGACTGATATGTGGTAATTTCCTTTGTTCTGCAACTTTAGAAATAACTTGGTCTACGATTCTCATTTTGAATGCATAAACAGGATTAGATTCATTTGATAAGGAAGCATGTGCTGAAGTGGCTAAACAGATTCTAGCTTTGCTATTAGACAAAATTTTAATTTTATCAATACAAGTATTTAATCTAGTTTCAAAACCAGATTCTCCTCCAGCAGTACCACGATCATTTGTACCAAGCATCATCAAGACAAAATCATCATATTCAGTAATAGTATCTTCAAATAACTTTCGGTCTAACCAAGTCAAAGTACTTGATCCACTGATCCCTTCATTAATTAACCAAATCTTCTGTATTGTTTGGCAACACTGTATATGAGCATAAGAGTTTACATTTGTCGCAATATTCTTGACGCGGACCTTATGTTTGCCATATTCAAATGTAGTGGAAAAAGTATTTTCGTATGAGGATGTTTCAGAGTAATAATTAAATGTACCTACTAGTGTTTCATCAATATAAACTTCAACAATATCGTTGATATCACCAATATTCCATTTCTGATAAATAATTGAAATATTGTCTGAAGTGATTTCAAATGAGAATTCATTTTGACGTAATGACTGAAAATTCAAACCTAGTAAATTGATAGCTTCACCATTTTTACTGGGTTGTGTTGAAATAGTTTCTAAAACTGTAGATTTAGGAACAAAAGTACCTTTATTAGTTTTAAAAACAAATTTATCTATATCTTGCTTAAAACTAATTATACGATTTCGTTTTGTATAAGCACGGCCAGGTGCATCCTCAGTTATACTCCGATCTCCGAATGCATAAGCTAAATATTGTAGATATAAGTTAGCCCAAGTTGGTGATATAGGGTCCATTTTATTTCGGGGATCTGTTAAATAACCTGTTCGGGGATCTGTTGGTGAGATATTACTTACACCCATTCCCCATGTAATCGAATCTCCAATAAGCTTAAAAATTAAAGAATCAAAACTATTTAATTTATTAATCAAACTTGTTTTGAATGCTTCTAATGGATTTATATTTAGTTTAATTATATTTTGGACTTCTTCCTTATAATTATTTAACTCAGATGCTAGAATTAATCGTTCCCATGTAGTCCAACCATTTGTTCCCCAATGGGACCTTGTTTCTACTCTATTTGAAGCACGATCATAGGCAATTTGTCGCTTTACGTTTCCAATTTCAAAATGATCAATAATCCATTGTATTCCTGCTTCAGGATGATTTGTAATTAAAACATCATCGGTCGAATAAACCGAATATCTACCATTATGTGAAATCGTATTTAATGGTTGAATAAACGGATTTACAGCATTTGCCCATGTTTCCACAAGAGACTTTGTACCAATTTGCTCCCAAAGGCTATAAGTAATCCCACTACCATCAGTACCACGTATAAATAATTTGCCTGAAAAAGTTAAATAAAATTGAGGAATCAAAGTTCCAGTAGAACCTGTGACAATTTCGTAAGGTACAAAAACACCAGGTTCATTTCCTGGTGGATAACTATTTTCAGTAGAGGGAGTTCCATTTCTAGCGATATAAATTCCTGTCTTCTTGATATTATTTAAATTTTCACTCGATAAAATTACAGGAGTAACTAAGGGATTTTTACTAAAGAATTCTTGTAAAAGTTTAACTGGATCATATTTTGATTTTGTAAAATTGCTACCATCCCATCCCCAAGGACCATTTTTTGATGGATCAGGATCATCAAGAATGGTAATCGTAGAATTTTCTGAAAGACTGGTTTTAGCCGCATCCATTAAATCATATGTTTCAAATGAGTAATTTCCGCCAGCTAATTCTGCAACTTCATCTTTCGTAGCGGAATTAGCTTTTAGAAATTGAGTACGATTTACTAATGATTTTGCCTGTTCATTCATATTTCCATTTTCGCCCCCCATAGCTAATTCATTTTCATCAAGTAATCGAACTGGGGACCATTGTGGTTGGCCAATAATTTCAGTCATATTAGAACACCTTTATACCATTTAATTTCTGTGTACCATCAAGTCTCCAAGTTCCATCAAGAGTTAGAGAGCCTGGATAATTTGAATATTCATATTCACTGCCGATGAGAGTGAATAAAGCAATTTCAGCTTGAAGTTCACTAGTGACAATGAGAGTTGAGTCAATTAGATGCGAACGTAAGTTCTTATTATTTCGGATGATTGCAAAAAGCTTTTTGAAGTGCTCGGGAGATACTTCCGCACTACTTGTTTCAATAAATATTTTGAATGTGTAGGGTTCACCAGGCGGTTGCATGTTGAACCATTCCTGCACACGGACAGTAAAGCCCAAAGCACCCAAAGCGGCTTCTAAACCACCAATGGTTCCTTTATGACAATGCACGTTATATGAAGCTTTAATCACTGCCCGTTTTTTTTCTTCAGACCATGAGATATCCCAATCATCAACTGATTTTTCCCAAGCAAGCCAAGGTAGAACCACTTCAGGCGCTTCTAAAGGATCATTAAATGTTCGGGCAGGCGTTGGTACATTAGAGATACGTGAGAACGCATCTTCAAAGGCATGTTCAAAAACCGTAGAGTTTGGAGGTAATAACTTAGACATTATTCCCCCTTGATTCTGACTGCTATTTCGTTGCAGTAAGCAGCTTGACCAGATACGGGTTCAATTTTTGCAATTGGTGAAATCAGATCAACATCAATGACACCCTTTCGTTGAAGGGCACTTGCTATACCCGTAATAGAAACTTTGGTATTCAGTTTATGGACAGAATTAACATATTCCTGAAGCTTTAAAACAGCGTCTTGAAGAACTATATTTTTATCAGGACCATCTTGAATTTCTAAGACAGCTTCAACCTGATAATGAATAATGCTTGCTGAGTAAACCTGAACATAATCTGTAAGAGGCCTAATAAATTTTTTATTTAATGCCTTATCAACACTATTAATAATTTCTTCTGAAGCAGCTCCATCACCCTCATTAGAAAGGACATACATGGCTGCAATACCTCTATCAGGTGATACAGGTTCAATATCTTTGACTCTTACATCAGCATTCATTCCATGAAACAAATAGGATCCTTCAGATCCGGCAGTTGTATAACCTTCAGGGGCTAGTTGGACTCTTTTACGTAACAAACTATCACTTTCATAAATAGCTTCTGATGTTTCTGTTGCTTCAGAAATTAAGCGTCGTTCTAAATTCTTTTCAGCTGCTTTATGATCTAAGTCTGTTCCTGAAGCGTAGGCTAATAACACCGCTTTAGCTGAATCATTAGCACGTTGACGAACTAACATTTCCCGAAAAGCAAACACTTCTGCCAGTTTATATGCTGGATCTGATTCTCTGAGTTTGGTGTACTCAACTCCAGTTGAATCCATGCGATCGTAATAATCTTGAAGACCTGCAGCAAGAATCGTTTCAAAATCAATTTGCTCAACAATGGCTGGTTCAGGAAGTTGTGAAAGATCAATAGCTGTTGATGAAGTTGTCATGCTGCAGATCCCATTTGAAGTGGAATATTTAAGTTAAGAGACTGGCCAGTAAGGGTATGAACGGCTTCTAAATCGAGTTGCATACCACCAGCAAACACAGCACTGACATTTAAACTCTCGATACTGATCCGCTCTTCCCAACGCGATACTGGCGTATAGATTGCGCTGTAAAGTTTCACTTTAAGAACATCACTCATGGGTTGATCAATTAAATCGGCAACGATAGATCCATACTCTCGTCGCATTACTCTGCTACCAAGTGGAGTGGTAACGATGTCTTCAATCGATTGCTTAATGCTTTCTATTTCTGTGATTGGTACACCTGATCGTCTAGACATCATGGCACTGGTACTCCTGAAGTATCACCACCAGATTGAATACCGGAAGTTTTATGGAGCTTGAGACTGATTTCACCTGCTTTCACATCACCCTCTGTACTAAAGTCTCCACTTGAGTGACTTGATCCTTGTACTAATTGGCTTCCTCCAACGGTGTTATTCCCTGTCATGGCTGTACTGCCATTGGTTTGGACGTTACCGTTTGTTGTTGAGTCGCCATTGGTGATGAGATTTCCATTAATGGTTGTATTCCCATTAACAGTTAAACCACCAGGTGCAGTTAGGATGGCGGTTGCATTGGCTGGCAAGATTGCTTGTAAAGAATGATTATTGGTGTCGTAGCTAATGACAGCACCATCTTCAAATACCCGTAACTTAATATTCTGATCTTGTGATGGCGTAGGAAAGTCTTCGTTATTCAAACCAACAACAACAATGCCAAGCTCGATGACTCCACAAGGACTAAGTACAATGCATTCTTCGTCTTTACTTGGTAGATCATGAGTGGAGTCTTTCCCAGCTCTCAAATTTAATAGACGTAATTCTTTAGTTACGATGTCACCTAAATTGACTGTAACTGTATGAAAAGGACTAGACGGGGTTACGGTCTTGATACGACCTAAACGGATCGTATTTTCAAGACGACGGATGGTTTCTGCGTTCATGCTGCAATCGTTATGCAGCTAAAGGTTTAATGCATTTGGTTTGGTTTGTATGTCAGTTATATACAAGTGGTTTTATTTTGAATCGAAGAGTTTTAAAACATCGTTTTCTATGATTTCAACTTCAGCATCAGTAAATCCAAGTAAGATTCGTTGAGCATATCTGACCTTAAATGTCCGACCGTTATATTTCAAATTATCGACCAAGCCGTCCTGGTGAATTCTGGCAAGCCTTGATACTCGTTGATCAAAACCAATAGTCACACCATCAGGGATTTTTTCTATTTTCATGAATTTTGCTGTTTTTAATTTCATGAACATCTTTCTTTTAATTTGGCCCTTTTTATTTCTTAAATTTTTTCTAGGGATATAAGAACTTCCATCAGGGTTTTGTTGACGTGTAATTCTCTGGCTTTGGCTTGCACGAACTTTTCGAGCAATCATCATTGCAAATTTTCGACGTTCAGCATCACTTAATGTTGTTAATAGCGCATTAAGATGCTCGGAAAGAAATTCAAGCTCAGCCATTTATAAAAAATACTCTTGCTGTGGATCTCTTGAGGTCCAAGATGCAAGCTCATTACCATCTTTATCAAACAAGGTAACTTGTTTTGATTCTTCAGCTTTATGATATTGCGGCTCGTCAGGATAATCGACACTAAGACCTTCACTAGTTTGTTTAACGATAACACGCTCAGTTAATGGCATTTGGATTGCCAAATCTACTTTATCGTTTGCCAAAATTTCAGCTTCAAACTTAATGCCAGATTTAACTTTATCTAGATTGGCCATTAGTTCAGATTGGTTGACTCGAACCCAGTCGAGCACAGGAATACTAACTGCAGCAAGATCGCCAGCATAATCTGTCAGAATCATGGTCAGTGTATAGACATATTCAAATGATAAACCATTTGCCATCGTACTCCGCACCGCACCCTCATCAACAAAAATAAGAATGCGATCTGGGTCACGACATAGTTCAGGGATAGCAGCTAGTAAGTGTGCTCTTAAACTTTGTGGTTTTTTCATGCTGCTTTGATCCCACCATAAATAGGTTCTAAATGATCGTATTCTTTTTGGAATTTGGCCTGATACCCAAGTTTTTTATAATTTGGACCATTATAAAGTGTGAAAACAATCTCCCAATTTTCTGCTCGCAGCGCATCGATCAAAGTGACTTTTTTCTTATCAAAAGTACCTGTTTTCCATTCAATGAATCGGATAAAAGCTTCTAGTTGATAAGACTCACTAGCAAACTGTTGTTCAACAAATTCTTGTACAGATGCATAGCCTAACTGTTTCCAGTTTTCACCCATTACTTGAAATTGTCCCCAACTCGTCGACATCAAAGCACAATCAACATCAATTTGTTTTGCCTGTTCCAAACGAACATATTCAGCTTCATTACCCTGATATCCACCTGCTTTACGGTTAACAATATTAGGACGTTCATCAGCCATTTTGTCAGCGAAAGCAGTTCCTTTTTTCAGCCTTAAATATGCATACATACGGTGACGTTCAAACAGGATTTTAGGTTTACTATTACTAAGAAAACCGACTCCCCTGCCTTCAACTGCACCAAAAACACGAATGGTAAGCTCCGAAACTTTCAAACGCTCAGCTGCTTTTTTATAGTCACTATCTTTAAGAAATTTAGATGTATCTTGGTCAAATAGAGCTGCTCTTGTTTTGTCCCCTATTTTGCCATCTGCTACTAAGTTTTTTTGCTTTTGGAATGTCATTACAGCAAATTCAGTAGATGCACCAAAATCGCCATCGATGGACAGTTCTTTTCCTTTAACGCCTTTAAAACCAAGCTTTTTCAACTGCTTCTGCAATGTAATGACATCATTACCTTTTGATCCGAACTTTAAAATCATGTTGTACTCCAGATAAGTTTTGCGACATTACCTTTCGCACGGCAAATAAGGACGGCCAGAAGTACTGCAAAAATTGCATCCCATAAAGTGACTGGATCTTTAAAAAACAGGATGTGAATTGACTGACCAATAAAAGCTGCAATAAGTATCGTGGCTAAAATAGAAAAGCCATGACGGTGACGAAGCCCTTCAGCATCAAAACAAATGATTCGTAGGCCACAGATCAGGTATGCAATAAGAGCAATCAGTTGAAACATAATTTCGATCATGACTTACCTCCTCCACGAAATTTATTCCAGATGTCAGTTAGGCTGGATTGATCCACCCAAACCATAATTTTTAAAATAATTGGTAATGAAAAAATAGAAGCAATCATCCCTGCTGTAGCATCATTAGTAATGAACGTTCGGGTAGTCACTTCCGGTGCTAACAAATATCCAAAACCCACAGCAATAATCATTGTTGAAAGTCGTTGTAGAGGTTTTAAATCTTTTTTCGTTGTTGCAAAAAGAGCTGCTCCGAAAACTGCTCCAAGTAATGCATTACCATTTACGAATGGGAGCAATGAAGCTGCGCTAATTGATACTGCTGTTACAGCTGCTGTTGTAGTTGGTTCTGGCATTATTAATCCCACAGTTGGACAGTTTGTTTAATTTGTTGTGGTGTATCGATATCAGGAAGAATCACTGAAGTGCCAATCGGTAGAAAAACACCGATATCAGCTAGATTGGGATTTGCTTCAAGCACTTTTTCAACCACGCCTGAACTGCGTCCGTAATATCGCCAGCATATTGAATCGACGGTATCGTTCTGAATTGCTGTAATGGTTTTACTCATGGCCTAATCCTTACAGTCCAAGTTTTCAATAATTGAAACTTCGCACTCATAAGTTGTTGGATTAATGCCCCCAGAGTTAGGGATAATTCTGGATTCAGTTTTTAAACTATTTTTGGTTAAGTCTAGACCTAACTCTGCTGCTATTTTTTCAAGAGCCAAACGCTCTAAAGATTTTTGGTCAAATCGATAGCTATGAGTACGTTGATGCTTTTCTACAGATGAAATTTTCATTTTCATATCAACTCCACAACACTATGGTTTTCACCTTTAAGCTGTTGAATTGCCCATTGCTTATTTCGTCGATAATCTTCAACTGAACATTCAGTTACTTCCGATTTTTTAACGCCAGAGTTAGTACTGTCATAATTTCGATAGTTTTCATTTACTTTTGCAGCCACCCCATTAGAGACCGCTGACAGGTAAAGAACCTCAGTATCTGGTTTACCGTCAATCTGATTAACAGCTAAATCCACCAGTTTTTCGGCTTTCATCACAAGGCTTGCAAGCAGCCGATTTACATCAATGATTTCTTCGCGGATAACTTGTCTTAAACGAAAATCAGTGACGGATCCGTCGATACGAACAACACTTCGTATTTCATCAAGAGAAATATCAGGAAAGAATGTGCCACTGGAAATAATGATATTGCTTGGTGTAACGGCACCATTTGCGACAAATCCCATGTAGATCTCCTTCATAGTGCACTGGGAGGGGCAATGGCTCGTTGAAGATTTACTGTGATGTGAAGATCACGACCATTGCACTCCAGTGCGGTGCGGGGCACTTATTCAGATGTCGGTACCAAACTGCCGTGGTTATCTACCACTGGCGTTCCATTTTGATTTAACAAAACGTTGGCGACTTCTGGTTGTTCTGCTTCATTAACCACTGGGTTTTCGTTTAATAAAACATTAGTGGCTTCTGGCTGTGTAGATTGTTCAGATAATTGAGATTCATCTTTATTAAAGATTGCATTCAATTTACTGGCTAGTTTCGTCATCTTGTTTAGATCAGTACGGCCGCCACATTTGTCATCGAGCTTACATGCCTGGTCTAAGAAATCACGAGCACGGGTCGCATGCACTAAATCAACTAACTCTTCACCAGTGACAAAACGCATTTCAGTTTTACCCAAGGCTAAGTAAAGCTTGGCTTTAACTTCATCAGGCATATCACGCTTGGACTGAACCAATGATTCATCTGTAATTAGCTGCTCTAAACGCTCTAATACAGTGATATCTACCGTAACATCGGTTTTAAGAGTTTTTAAAAATTCATCAGCAATATCTTCAGTAATAAAGCATGCTTCAGAACGCTCAAAACGATCTGGTAGCTTCAAGCCATGTTCAAGAACATATTCAGCAATATTGAGTGCAAATTCATATTCACCGATATCAATTGCCCAAACTAAAATCTCAGTGATAACTGCATCTTGAACACCAGGCTTCACTTCTAAAATGCCTTCAATATATGGCTTATAATTTGGAAGTAACTGGCGTTTCAGTTCGATTTTATTTTGTTTTGACTGAATATTTTTGAGACGATTCTTATCACTGTTGAGCTGCAAAAGTTGCTGCTCATAGGCGTTTGTATTTAGCATGGTACCGAACTCCGCAGCTGTTTCAGCTGCGGATTTGGCCTGATGCTGTTGGAAATGCTTTCGAGCCAAGTTCATATTGAATTACTCCGGCTGAATTTCGATGTTTTCAGCCATACAAGCAAGACCAAGATCTTCGATGTAATAATCTTCATTTGAAGACTCATAGTTTTCGATCTGGTCACGTTTTGGATTGTCGATGACTGTACGACGACGGGCACCTTCCTGAACATAAATCGATAAGTTATCGAAAGTAGTTACAAAGATGATTCCTTCAGGGAAAAACGGTACTGAGTAAACAGGCAATCCACCCATACGTTTTTGGCTAATGATGATGTCCGCAGCCAATTTTTCAGAGTTGTCTTGGTCTTTGTTTACAAGTGGGAAGTACTTATCCGAAACAGTTTTTCGGTTACACATTACGACTAAATCTGGATTTCCTTGATGAACATCATCAATCATTTCATCAACAATATTCATTACAAGTGCATCTAGGTTTTTATAGTCACCTGTTTTACCAATTGTAATTTTGTTTAGTACAGCACCTGATTTCATCACACGCGATTGGTTTTCTTCGCGCATCTTTTGCAACCAGCCTTTATTAACATCTTGCAATAAAGGATTTGCAGTAATGTCTGTATTGGACGCAATGCTGGTACCATTAAAACCAATCATGATTCGGTCAAGTGCTTGACGTTTTACGATAGCACCGCGGAATCGGCTATAAAAATCTTTGAATTTTGCCCATTGATCAAGTTTTGCATATTTAATTGCTGTGTCGAAATCCGTTTTACGACAAAAGTAAAAACGCTCATCCATACTCGTTGGATCAGTTGCTTGACGTTCAGTAGCATCTGTATTTGTACGTGAAGCAATAGGACGAGAAATACCAAGACCAACTGCTGAACCTGATTGTTCAGGAACAAGAAAAATATTAACTTTTTTCAGAAATTCAGAAGATTCTTGGATTTTATCTTCAAGTTTTTGTTGAACCGTTGGAGTCACATTAAATTTTTGTGAAACCTTTTCTACACCATTGAGTTTTGCTAACTCAATCATGACTTTATTGTACTTAGTACGTGTATCTGTACGCATGTTTTTTTACTCTAAATATGAATTAATTGGGTGCTTAAACCGACTGAATTAGCAGTCGACTTCGCCGACTTCTTCAGTAAATTTGCTGTTGTTTGACTGTGGACGTTGTTGTCCTTGAGGCTCTTGATCCAGCTTGTTTTTTAGTTCATTAAAATCAGACTGCAGCTGCTCGTATTTATTCTTGAACTCAGAAAATTCAGCACCTTGATTAGCTGTTTGCTGGGCAATTTCTAGGATGGCCTGTTCGTTTTGACTGAAGTTTTCTTGAGTCTGCTGTTGTTGCTGTTCTTGATTTTTAAATAAGTTTTTAACTTTATTCACCAAGTCACTAGCAAATGACTCTTTAACTTCTTCGAATTCGAGCTTTGTTTCTTGTGCTGCACTGAATAAATTTTCAGGACGTAATTTCTTCGCTTTGAGTGGATTTTCAGTTGCCCCAGCAGCAAATGAGAGCATTTCTGTCCCAAGTGATGCAGGACTATCAGTAACCGCAAGACCTACTAAATAGGCTTGGCCAGTTTTTGCAAAATTTTCATCGACTTCGATAGACGTATAAATTTTTTGATTTTTTTGATTTAAAGCAATCAAATTTTCATTTGGCTGGATCTGAACATACAAAGCATCTTTTTCTTCGCCATTAATTGTAACTTTCTCTGTTTTTACTGCGAGTACATCACCATAAGCACAAAAAATGCTTTCAGGTGAAAGCCCTTTAATGTGTTCTAAATTAATACGCGCACCATACGTATTCAGACTATAAGTTTGCGCCATTTGGATGATCCATTCAGGTTGAATTTCACGACCATCTGTAGTGTCACCAGCCACGGCAACTCGAAACCATTTCGATTTAAATTTTTTCGGCTGTGTTTTATCAGTCATTCTGCTGTACCTGTTGCAAGGTTTTTTGGGCAATTTCAATAGGTGCAGAATGGGCAATATTAGTTATGTGTAGCAATTGAGCATGCTTGTATATAACTGACATACAAATTGCCATGACTGATAAAAGAGAACTTGCCTGCCATCGTTTGCGGATGAAATCAAATCAATCCGCAAGATATGAACGAACTCTCACAACTAGCTAATCTTGAGCTGATACTCGACAACAAATTAAAAGCCAAGTTTCTCTTTTGGCTTGGCTGGAAAATTGTCGATATAGCTGAAGCGCTAGACGAAAATGAACGTACAGTTCAGGCTTGGAAAACCAGAGAAGAGTGGGACAAGACACGATCTGATAGTCGTGTTGAAGAAGCATTAACAGTTCGTTTAATGACACTTACGCTGAAGAATAAGAAGTCGAGTGGTGACTATAAAGAGCTAGGCGAATTATTTAAAAATTATAAAGAATTTGCCCGGATTGAACGTTATAAAGAAGGTGGTAATGAAGCGGATCTTAATCCCAATATTGCCAAGCGTAATGCAGCGCCCAAGAAGAAAAAAGAAAATAATCAGTTTACTGAAGAACAAGTTGAACAACTTATTTCAGCTTTTGAAGATAGCTTATTTGACTATCAACGCGATTGGTATAAAGCAGGCAATCAACGTACTCGAGTAATTTTAAAAAGTCGTCAAATTGGCGCTACTTGGTACTTTGCTCGGGAAGCGTTGGTCGATGCAGTCAAAACTGGCCGTAATCAAATTTTCTTATCTGCTTCAAAAGCTCAGGCCCATATTTTCAAAGAATATATTAAAGGTTTTGCTTATGAGGCATGCGGAGTTGAATTGGTCGGAGATCCAATCGTACTCCCAGATAATAATCAGGCTTCATTGTCATTTTTAGGTACAAACTACAGAACGGCCCAAGGTCACCACGGTAACTTTTATTTCGATGAGTTCTTCTGGACATTTGGCTTCAATGAATTAAACAAAGTCGCGTCAGCAATGGCTTTGCATAAAAAATGGCGTAAAACCTATTTTTCAACGCCTTCGACGATGGCACATGAAGCATATACATTCTGGACTGGAACACGTAATAACCGTGGTCGACCGAAAGACCAAAGACTTGATATCGATGTATCACATGATTCACTGAAAAATGGTCGTTTATGTGAAGACCGGATGTGGCGTCAAATCGTTACGATATTAGACGCTGAAAATGGCGGGTGTGATTTATTCGATATTGAAGAATTGCGATTCGAATATTCACCTGAAGAATTTGCAAACCTTTTGATGTGCCAATTTATTGATGATGGTGCATCTATTTTTCCATTAGCGATGCTCCAACCTTGCATGGTTGACTCATGGGAGGTTTGGGGCGATGACTACAAACCATTTCATAGTCGACCTTATGGAAATAACCCAGTCTGGATTGGGTATGACCCAGCAGAAAGCGGTGATAGTGCTGGCTTAGTAGTTGTTGCTCCCTCCCCTGTTCCTGGTGGAAAGTTTCGAGTACTTGAAAGAATCCAATTCAGAGGAATGGATTTTAAAAATCAAGCTGAGATGATTCGCCAAACAACCCTACGCTATTACGTGACTTATATCGGCATCGATATAACAGGTATGGGAACTGGTGTATCTCAATTAGTTAAACAATTTTTCCCAAATGTCACCGAGTTCAGCTATTCACCAGAAGTCAAAACAAAGCTTGTGCTTAAAACAATGGATGTAATCAGAAATGGGCGTTTGGAGTATGACGCAGGCTGGACTGACCTTTCTCAATCCTTAATGAGCATTAAAAAAACTCTTACAGCAAGTCAGCGCCAAATGACATTTACAGCTGGACGCTCTGAAGAAATCGGACATGCGGATCTAGCTTGGTCTCTCATGCATGCACTTTATAACGAACCACTTGAAGGCCAAACACAAATGAATCAATCTTTCATGGAGATCTATTAATGAATCCCCTATCGACAGCAAAAAGTTTAGTCAGTTTTGCCAAAAGCCAACTACCAGTTTTTCAGAGCAAATCAACTAATAAACAAGAATCAATGGCCTTTACTTTTGGTGATGCAGTTCCAGTACTTAATGGAAATGAATTATCAGATTACATGGAATCTTGGTTTAATGGCCGATGGTATGAACCACAGGTTAGTATGAATGGCTTAGCCAAATCATATAAATCGACACCATATTTAAATAGCGGAATTATTTTTAAACGTAATTTTCTGGCTAACCTTTTTATTCCACATGCAAAGTTGAATCGAAAAGCATTTGAACAAGTCGCATTGGATTATGTTTGGTGTGGTAATACCTACTTAGAAGAAATCAAATCACGACTCGGAAGTGTCATTCAATATAAACCAGCTTTAGCAAAATACATGCGTCGTGGTGAATATTCTGATCAGTTCTTTTTACTTTGTGATGACCATAAAGGCTATCAAGAATTTGAGTTTTATAATCGGGTTTGTCATATTCGAGAAACTGATATTGATCAGGAAATTTATGGAGCACCTGAATACATATCTGCTTTACAAAGCGCATGGCTCAATGAATCGGCGACATTATTCCGTCGTAAGTACTACAACAATGGATCTCATGCTGGGTTCATCTTATATGTGAATGATGCAGCACAGGATCCGAATGATATTACAGCCTTACGTCAGGCACTAAAGGATAGTAAAGGACCAGGCAACTTCCGTAATTTATTTTATTATGCACCTGGTGGAAAAAAGGATGGTATCCAGATCTTGCCTGTTTCCGAAATTGCGGCAAAAGATGACTTCACAAATATTAAATCTATCACCCGTGATGATACTTTGGCAGCACTTCGCATACCTCCACAACTCATGGGTATCGTTCCAAATAATACGGGTGGTTTTGGATCAATTAAGGATGCAGCAGAAGTCTTTTACCAAAATGAAATCCTTCCACTTCAGTCACGCATGCAACAGCTCAATGAGTGGGCTGGTGACGAGGTCATTAGATTTAAGGAGTATGATTTAAAAAACGTCACATAATCGTTTAGAAACAAGAAAGCCAGCTAATGCTGGCTTTTTTTATGGGATTTTGGCAACCCCACACAAATGAGAATAATTATCATCTAAATCACAGGCCACTGGCTTCCGCGCAGTCACCCGCGCGCCTGCGGTTCATCTAAATGAAGCTATTTTACTGCAACCCGTTTCACTGCAACGAGAAACGAAGGAACCGTTGATACTTAGGCTATTGAACCTTATAAACTTAACTTATTAATACTGCATTTCACTGCAACATTACTAAAACCGAGATTCGGGTTCATAAATCCCTTTTCTGATCTTGTAAGTACTTTTTCTTTCTTCGATTTCACTCTTAGTTAAATTTTCCAACTTAAATTGTTCAATAGCTGCGAATGGAATATTTAAACAATAATCAAAATCAGACTTTGTCGGAGGTGATGCCTCCCAAAGCTTACAATCATATATTGAGGGTAAATTCTTCATGATGGTCAGATAGTCTGAAGACCTTCTGAAATCTTCATCGAAAATCTTATTTTTGCATTCTTCGAGATCATCAAATTCAAAAAAATCAAAGCGGTAATCATAGTAATGACTTGGGACAATGACTACCTTACAACCCATTATTTCGTCAATTTTATATTTTGACTCAAATAATACTTTCCAATTCGGATTTTTCTTAAATTCATCATAAAGATCTCTATAAACGTTATTACCTATAAAAATTAGATCAGGAAATGAATCAAACCTTAATACATATTCATCATAAGATTTTCGAACCGATTGAAAGGACAT